TGCACGCCTCGCCTTTCCGAAGCGCCGCTGATATGGCCAACACCGCGCCGATCACGCTGGAGCAGCTGTTTCGGTATTACAAAGGCCTGCCGCATCAGGCCGCCGCGATCCAGACGCTCGAGCAAGACCTGGCGGTGAACGGCTACGCAGCCGCCATGCGCCGTGACCGGGCATGGTTTCAAACCTGGAGCCAAGATGGCAAGCAGGCCGACCTAGCCGGCGCGTTGAAGCTGATCAAGGAGTTCGAGGGCTGCCACCTCGATGCCTACCCAGATCCGCTTTCCGGTGGTGAGCCGTGGACGATCGGCTACGGAACCACCCGCTACGGCGACGGTCGCAAAGTGGCCAAGGGCCACAGGATCAACGTCATCGAAGCGGATATGCTGCTGCGCCAGGAGGTGGACCGGATCGCCGCCAAGCTGCGCGATACCGTGCCCTACTGGAAGGAGATGGCCGACCAGCAAAAGTGCGCGCTGGTGAGCTTTGCCTACAACCTCGGCAGCGGCTTCTATGGCACGCCAGGCTTTGAAACCATCAGCCGGGAGTTGCGCGAGAAGGACTGGGCTGCAGTGCCCGCTGCCCTGCTCCTTTACCGCAACCCCGGCACCATCGTTGAGGCCGGTCTGAAGCGGCGCCGCGAGGCCGAGGGCAAGCTGTGGGCTGGCACCCAGTCCAAGCCGGCAGCCAAGCCCAAGCCGGGCGATCCGTTCAGCACCAAGCTGACGCCACACTTCACGCTGGGCGAGTTTGCACTAGGTGAGCCGGCGCGGCGCTTCGTGGCGCAGCATCAGGTGGACACCGCGATCGAGCTGGCGACGTTCTTGGAGCGTGTGCGCACCGCGTTCGGTGGCAAGCGCATCACGATTACCTCGGGCTATCGGCCGGCCGCCATCAACCGCGCGGTCGGTGGCGCCAGCAGCAGCGAGCACCTATACGACGCGCCTGGCGTGGGTGCGGTGGATGTGTATGTGGACGGGGCGGACATGATGGCCGTGCAGCGATGGGTCGATCGGGAGTGGCCGTATTCACTTGGATACGCCGCGCCGCAGTTCATTCACATCGGTATTCGAAAGGGCAGGCCTAGAGTTCGCTGGGACTACTAAGCCTGAATGATCATCCCCGACCACGAGATCGCCCGCCTCTGTCGCCAGGCGGCAATGGTGGTGCCCTACAACGCCGACCTGCAGAACCCCGCCAGCCTCGATGTGCTGCTGGGTGATCGGCTGATGGTTGAGGTTGAGGATCGGCCGGAGCTACAGATCCTCGGCATCGGCCACCACACGCAGGAGAACCCCTACTGGTTGGCGCCGGGTGAGTTCTGCTTGGCCGAGACGCAGGAAATCTTCAACCTGCCCGATCACATCGCGGCGCAGTTCGTGCTGAAGTCCAGCCGCGCACGCGAGGGCCTCGAGCACCTGATGGCCGGCTATTGCGATCCAGGGTGGCATGGCAGCCGGCTGACGCTGGAGTTGCACAACAGCCGCCGCTTCCACAACATCGCGCTGTGGCCCGGCATGAAGATCGGCCAGATGGTGTTCCATGTGATCGCTGGCACGCCGGAGCGCACCTACGCGGTGACGGGCCGCTATAATGGACACGAAACCGTAATGCCGTCGCTCGGATGAACTGGGCTGTCCCATTTAGCGCCCCCACCTTGGTTGTTAGCGATACAGGGCGTGTGGTGCGATTAGCAAGCTCGCGCAAGGTCGGCACTCGGTGGCAAACCTTTCCTGAAAAGGAACTGGGTCAGCGTCGGATTGGCGCTGGCTATTTGGCGGTATGTGTAAAAGAGTGCGGTCGGAAGCGGACCTTCTACGTTCACCGTTTGGTTGCCGAGGCGTTCTTTGGGGCGCAATCTGACGGCAATGAAGTGAACCACTGCGACGGCAACAAGGGAAACAATTCCATTGAAAACCTTGAATGGACGACGCACTCGGCCAACTTGCAGCACGCGTATCGCACTCAACTGCATAAAGGCAACTCGTTGAAGCCAGCAGATGTAAGACAGATCCGTAAACACCTTGCAGAAGGGGCGAAGGCCGAGCAGCTGGCGGCGCTTTACAGCGTCTCCAAGTCGGCTATTAACCACATCAAGCACGGCAGAACCTGGCGCTGGCTTACCTGATCTGGGCGTCACTGCCAGCCGCGGATAATCAGCGCAGTTCCCGCATCCGATAGATCCGCCCCGGCGCCTCTGCCGGATCATCCAGAGGGATCATCTGGTAATCATCCACGCCGTGGATCTCGGCCCAATGCTGCGCGGCGATGTGGGTGGGGAATGGCCCGACGTGCCACGGGCCGAGGTTGAGGATGTAGGTCATTTCAGGGATGGGTTGCGCTGGGCTGGCGTGAGGCTGGGGTGATCGCGGTCGTCGTCGTCATCCTCGGGCAGATCCTCGGGGATGTCGTCGTATTCGGGGTCGAGTTGGCGGGGCATGGCGGCCATCAGGCCATGCTCAGGTTGTATTGGCTCAGGTCGTAACGACCGCAGGCGATGATCGCTTCGTTCAAGGTGGCGAAGCGACCCTTGATCACAAACTTGCCGTCGCAGGTGACGGTGAGGGGGCCGCGGCTGGTGGAGATGTTGTGCTCCAGGGCGTAGGCGCGAAGGGCAGAGGGCGAGGTGGAAGGAACGAACATGGCCGGCGGCGCGGTTGATGTGTGAACTATACACCGCCAGCAGCGCACCCTCCCCCGATCAGTCGGCCAGTTGACAATCCGTAACAAGGCCGATCCGGTCGCGCCCGCTACCGTGTGCCAAGCCGGCCACCAGCCATGCAGGCCTACCTGGTCGAGATCAATGCCAAGCTGATCATCAGGTCGGACACCGAACCCGAGGAGCTGCCCGCTGACATCTACGCGCAGCTGACCGAGTTCATCCGCAACGACGACGACATCGTTGATCTCGATGTCTCCGCCTTTGTCCTGCCTGGCTTAGACAGTGGATCAGCACCACATTGACGAGACGCGTCTGGTCACCCGCCGCTCAGCGCGCGATCAGATCCACCTCGCCTGGAACTATCAGTGCGCCTATTGCGGCGATCCGCTCGGCCGCAGCCCAACACTCGATCACGTCACCCCAAAGGTCCACGGCGGCCTGACGGTACGCGAGAACTTGATCAGCTGTTGTCTTATGTGCAACAGCCAAAAAGGCCACAAGCCGTGGGTGGACTGGTTCCGCGCCCAGCCGTTCTGGTCCACCACCCGCGAGTGGTCGATCATTCAATGGCTAGGGCAAAATCTTGCTGAGCACCAAAATGACCACAATGCAGACGATCCAGTAGATGATCGCTAAATAGGTGATCTCAGCCAAAGTCACGGGCCAGCAAGTGGTTGAGGTACAGCTCAGCCTGCCACAGGTCGCTGCTATAGCGGCAATACCCATGCGCGCAGCTGCGGTAATACAGCTCCCCGCCACCGACAGGTTCCAGCGTTTCGATGGCGCCCCCGTCACGCTCAAAACGGCTGATCACTGTGGGGCTTTGCATGGCGTGAACACCGCGCAGTTCGGCGCAAATCTTCCCCCAGTCTGGCGACACTCGGGGGTGTCCAGCTCACACCGGCCGCGGCCGCCAGGTGTCCAGTGGATGCAATCCCAGCACATCACCTTGGCCTCAGCCTCGACTGGCCGGGCTTTGGCGCGAAACGCGGTGTAAAGGTTCTGCCCTCGCTCCATGGCCTGGCGCAGGTCAACAGTTCCGGTGTCAGCCACCAGCTGGTGTTCAGGCTTAGGTCCGAGAATTATGTGCGCGTGCCACGTCTGGCTCGCCCGCTCGCAGCTCAGCAGCAGGCGCCCAGCGTGCAGCGAAATCATTCGCGCTCGCCATGCGCGGGTCGGTGGTAAATCCGCTCCAGCACCATGCTGGGTGGATCTTCTTCAGTCATGCCAGCGGCGACGTATGCGGCGGCAGGATCGGCCACATTGGCCGACAGGAACACATCCGGCCAGAACTGGTCCTTCACCACCAGCAGGCTCACCCGTGGGCTGTGATGCAGCACCCAGATCGCCAGGCGGTCGAGCAGTGAAATGTTCGGGAGGATCATCGGTTCAGTTTGGCGAGATACCAGGCAGCTTTCAACAGTGATTCGGCGCCACCTTTAAGGCGTTCGCGCCAGATGTACTTCAGGGCATTGCCCTTGCAATAGCCGCGAAACTCCTCCGGCGTCAGCGCGGCCTCGATCGCGTCGATGCACTCGATCTCGCCCTGCCGATAGTGGTCGGGATGGTTGACCGGATCGTTCATCGCTTCCTCTCCTCCAGCTCGCTGGCCAGCACTGCTGCAGATCGGAGCAGCGTGCTGAGTGTGACGGGTCGCATGTTGCGATCGCTGGCGTAGCGCAATGCCCAGCGGAAACCCATCGACACATTGCCGCCACCCAGTTCACGCGCCTGCTCAATCTCCTCACGGGTCATCCTGATGTTCACCGTGAAGTTCCGACCCTTCCCCTTAGGGCGTCGATCGCTCAGGACCATCTTTCGCCAAGCAGAAATTGGCGGCACACCTCGATGCACTGCTGCGCGTGCTTTTCGGCCAGGTGGCTCTCGGCATCACCGATCGCAGTGACGCACGCGGCGTGGAGTTGTGGATAGGCGGTGTCGCGGTAGTTGGCCGCGATGTCGCGGCAGAACTCCTCCCACATCCCGGTGTAAGTGCCGCAGGTGCGGCCGCTGGCAGCGTAGAGCGCGTCCATCATGTGGGCGCGTTGCAGG